GTATCAGGCAGAGCAAGACAAGCTTAAAGGTGAGAATATAGCTACTATTCAAGGTGGATATAGTCTTGATTTACAAGAAATAGTTAATACAGGAGCCCAGGATGTAGCTAAAATTCAAGGAGAATATGGGATAGAAGGAATTAAACTCAGTGGTGCATATGGTCTTGAATCAGATCGTATCAAAGGCGAGACTGCACGCGATGTTGCCTCAAGACAAAAAGATGCACAAATCTTTGGAAATTTAATGGCTGGCTTCTGGTAATAATAATATTGGGTTGTATTATAATTTTAAAAGTAAAGTAAACACACTTTTAAAATGGCAGTAGCAGGTGACGGTTCTGATGGAACTGATGCAGCGGTAGATCTAAAGACTTTTCAAGATTTACTAGATAAACTAGAAGGATCTAAAAAGCGTCAGCAACGCCAGAAGTCTGTTGAAGGACGCCGTGATGTTTATTCGCAAGGTCTTGCTTCAATGATGTCTAATTTCTAATTAAAATCAAAAGGTTATTTCAATGGTAGATGATACCTACGCTAATGATGATTGGTTTGATCTTGACAAATATCGTCAAGCTGCTGGAGTAGCCTATGATTTTAGTAAGAAAAAAATGGAAGATGCTGGTGACCAAGAGCGTGCGACAATAGGAAAAGGCGCACAAGAAAAACGGACTACTAATGACCAAATGCAGCGTTTCTCCGAAAAAGACGAAGAAAGAGATTACAAGCAAGCCCAATCAGCTTACCGATTCTGAGCTTAATATTCAGGTCTTTAGCTATTGGGTAGACAATTTAGATAGTGCGACCAAAGAGTCTTTCTGTTCTTTTGCGGAAGAATCTTTTTCTGCTATCCAGGTTTATTTATACGCTAAATTTTTAGGCTATGACAGCAGTATTTCAGCTGTTGACCTTTGGTTAAAAGATTCTTTTTCAAAACCCGATCATTTAAAAATCTTGTTGTTAGAGATAGATGAAATGCAGCAAGACATTCGTAAATTACGAATAGATATTGAAAATGGTGTTATCAAAAGAGATGTTGGTGTAGCAAGAATTGCGTCAATGCAAAAAGAACTTCGTGGAACAATCTCTCAAGTTGATTCCTTTGTTTCATCACGTGACCGTAAAGGCTTATTAATGGCTGGTGCTGATCGTGCTTTACGTGAAGTAGCTTCTATTTTTAAAGATGATCCAATTGAAGGCCCCCTCCAAGAAGCTTCAATGAGTGTGTGGGCTAGAATGCAATTTGAGGATTAATACTATGGAACAAAATAATCCTGTCTTTACCAAACAAGCTGTACCAACTATACTTAATGAAATAGCTAAGAATAGAAAGTACAGTTCTTCATTACCCTCAGCACCTCCCAGGCAAGATGATGAAGAAGCCTTTCAGGACTTAATGAATAACTCTCCTGAACAAACAGAAGGCCCCGGACCACAACCGTTCCAAAATCTGTTAAACGAACAACCTCCTACCACTCAAGAAGAAGAAGACGATGTCTAAAAACAAAATGCCCCCTCAGCTTTTAGAACATTTTAAAAAAAAGAATGAATCTAAAGAAGGCAAGAAAGCAGAAGAGTCTGCTGAGAAAGGTTTAAAAGCTTCTAAAGCTGCTAAGTCTTACAAAGATAAAAAGGAAGATGCAAAGAAGTGAGGTAGTATTTAAACAGTAGTGTTTTAAATAGTGCCTTCTCATCTTCATCTTGCATATAGACGTAATGCTCAAGCTGCGGCTAAGAATCATAAAATACGTAAGAGTGATAAAGAACAGCTGTTTGAAAGAGCACGAGATGACTTTGGTTACTTCTGTGAATACGTAGCTGATAAACCACCAGCAAAACACCATAAGGAATGGAACCAGCAGTTAGTAACGAACAATGATAGTTCTTGTTTACTAAAAATTGCTGGACCAAACATTGATTTATTAGGACCACGGGGATCCGCTAAATCGACTGTATTGGGTTTATTTACTGCTTGGGCCATAGGTATTCATACGCGAGCCAAGAGGCCCTTACAGATCCTTTACTTAAGTTATACGGTTGATATTGCACGTTCCAAATCAGCTACGATTAAACGTATTATTGAATCAAAAAAATATCAAGAAGTTTTTCCAACTGTAAAACTATTGAAGAATGTAACTAGTAATGAATATTGGTCTATTGATCATAAATTTGCTGGTATTGATGTAACAGGTGAAGAACAGTTTACGTTGTGTGCTGCAGGTCTTAAAGGTTCAGTTACTTCAAAACGTTCTCAACTTGTTATTATTGATGACCCGATAAAATCAGCTTCAGATATTGGGAATCCCGATATTCGCAAGATGATGCAAGATAATTGGAACGCAGTGATTGCACCGACAATGTTTGAGGGCGGTAGGGCGATCTGTTTAGGTACTCGTTTCCGTCATGATGACATTCACTCGACCACGTTCTGTCAACAAAATAATTGGATGCAGATTGTGTTGTCAGCAATTTTAAACAATGATGTAACTGGGGAAGAAGAATCATATTGGCCTGAGATGTGGTCTCTAGAATACCTCAAGGAAAAGAAAAGACAAGCGCCTGTTGCCTTCTCTTTTCAGTACATGAATCAAATTATCAGGCAAAATGAGCTATCACTTGCGCCTGAGCTTTTAGTTAAAGCAGAGATTGCAACTGAGTTTGACGCCCTAGGGATTGGAGTAGACCTTTCTGCTGGTACTAAAGAAAAAAATGATTACACTGTAATGGTTCTTGGTGGTCGCATTGGCGATAAAATCCATATTATTGATTACAGGAGGTTACGAGTCATGGGTAACCTAGAAAAATTAGATGCATTAAAAGAGCTTTTAACGGACTGGTCGGTGATTGGCCAACAAGAAGACGGTGTATATTTTCCCACTTACTCTACGTGTGATATTTGGTCAGAAGCAGTGCAGTATCAGGCTTCTCTAGAAGCAGACTTTAAACGAGTTTGTTTAAATAATGAGGGGCTATATAATTTAATATGGCATCCTGTAAAAGGATTCCGCGCAGATAAGCTAGCCCGCTTCAGAGGAATCATGGGAATGTTTGAGGATCGTAAAATAGTCTTTAACCGTTATCGTAATTTCACTACAATGTTTGAAGAGCTAACTAACTTCGGCGTTAGTAGTCATGATGACTGTGTTGATTCTTTAGTTTGGCTTGTAAACGGTTTAACACGTAAAGGCAAATTGCAACTTGACTATTAATGGAACAAATTATTGCTTTAGGTATTGCATCTATAACGGGTGTTGGATGGTTTTCAGGAAAAATTTTCAATCGGATGCGAACTTTAGAAGATCGTATTGATCGAATGCCTTTAGAGTATGTCTTAAAACAAGACTATATTCGAGAAATGGAAAAGATGAATGAAGAGTTCAACCTAATCAACATAAAGCTTGATAAACTTGTGGAAAAGATCTTATCCAGATGAGTTACTTTATTGAGATTGAAGAACATGAAGACGGTGATTTGTTTATCACCATCCCAGAAGAAGTTATTGAAACTTTAGATTGGGAACCAGAAACTTTACTGTCTTGGAATATTAAAGGTGATGGCATTATTATTCAACGTTTAAATAATGAATCAGGTTATGAGCAGGTAGAATAAATAAAAATATTAAAAATATGGAATTGGCTTATAAATATTTGAACCAACTTCCACCTAAAGGGAAGAAAAAGTTTGATGAAGAATTTATGTATGTCTCAGAAGGTAATGTAAGTTCCCCACGTCCTTCCAGGAATGTGGCACCAGCCTCCTTCTTAGGACCAGGAAGTAAAGGCGCAGGCTTCTCTAACGTGTCAACTAAAGGTATTTAAAAATGAATAGTTTAGTAGGACAACAACAAGGATACCCAGACATGATGGATGAAATACCTAGAACCTATTATCCGGGTCGTGGTTACTTATCTGATCAAGAAGCATATCCAGAAAATCCTTTTTATCGTTCTCCTCGCTATAGCGGAGGTATTTATGATGGGGCATTTCAGAATATTCCGCCTAGTCGAGACGGCTTTCATATAGCTCAAAATCCTATGAACAGGTTTGACTTAATGAATGATCCGCGTTTCCCAGGTGCACGTAGGACAAGAGACTTTCTTCGGCAAACAGAACAAGGTGTTCCATTAGATAAACGTAATATGGGACGAGAAATTTTTCCATTACCTTTAGCAGCTGTAGGAGCTGATCAGCAACCTGCACAAGGCCCTAATACACCAGTTAAAAATTATCCAGGAATGGGTTACGGTCCTTATGGTCCTGGTGGCGGGGGACTTCCGCCAGCTCCTGTACGCCAAGCAAATAACGCAGGTTTTTACATGGGAGGACAAGCAGGGCAAGCAGATCAGTATCCAGCTTTAGCTTCTGGTTTTTTAACTAAATATCTAATAAGCTAATGGCACAAGACGATTCCAAATATACAAAGCCAGGAGTTCGTGAACAGATTAAAGACCGTGTCATGAAAGGTACCAAGGGAGGTAAAGCAGGACAATGGTCAGCACGTAAAGCACAACTCGTAGCTTCCGAGTATAAGAAAGCTGGTGGCGGGTACAAAGGTGGAGAAGGAAAGAAGCAAAAATCTTTAAAGAAATGGGGTGAAGAAGATTGGCAAACTAAAGATCAATATGAAAAAGGTAAGAAAGCTGCTACGGCAGCCAAAAAAGCTAAGGACAAAAAATCATGAAACAAGCTAAAAAAGACTTACAAAAAATTTCAAAGCAATTGAAAGGTAGTGCCAAGATGCACGCCGGTCAAGCTAAAAAAATTGACAAGCTTGCAGGGAAGTATATGGACAAAAAATAATGGCAGACAAAGCAATCCAATCTGACGGTACAACCAAACGCTACCTACCCAAAAAAGCCTGGGCCAAGCTTTCAAAAGAAGAACGTAAAGATACTGATCGCAAGAAACGAGAAGGTTCTCGCACAGGAAAACAGTTTGTTGCGAATACAGACAAAGCTAAAAAAGCAGGCAAAGCTGCTAGGATGTATAAACAAAAGAGTAGTAAATAGTTAAATGGCTGACGCTACGTCTCGTCTTAAAGAAATTGTTGATGCTTATATTGAGCGTGATGGTGGCGCTGGTGTTGATACAGGTATTGTCGCTTCTCATATTGCACAGATGAAACTTTTTGGTGTACGCCAAGGAGTTGAGTTTTTCCCTTCACAAGATAACTTTGGTGCTCAACGAAAAGACTTTATTGATAAAGTTGTTAAATATAACAAATTAGATACACGCCTAGATTCAATCTGGGATTATTTCTTATGTGACGGGAAAGGAATTTTTTATATTCGTCCTACTGAAAATAATTATCGTCTGTATTATTTCCGTAGTCATGAGTACCGCTCTTATTACAACGTTGATGGTGAGCTAGAAGAAGTTGTGATTATCTATAGTTATAAAGTTAAAAAACCAAATTCAGGTTTCCAAGACATAGGCACTTATAACTTAACTGGTGACCCCAACCAAACATCAGGACAAAAACGTTATATTCGTTTATCAATTAAAGACAGCACCATTGAAGAAACGCATTCCGATGGTGAGATGTCTTTCGATAATGTCAATGTACAAATGCCAGGTAGAACTGAAAAGTTTCCTAACACTTTACGTTTTATTCCTTGTGTTGAAATTTTTAATAACCCCAAGGGATTCTCTATGGAGGGTAGTGGTGAGTTTGATGCCCTTGCCAATCACATTGTTATTCACGATAATCTTGTGCATAACATGCGTAAGAACTTACAATTCTTTGGTAACCCAACCTTACTATCATCACGACCTAAAACTGACTTAATGGAGTCAGGTGGAGACGGTGCAGCACAACGCCCTTCCATTGCAGCTAACTCAGGTTTCACTAGTCCCGCTAATTTAAGTCGTTCTACATTTAAACAAGATCCAGTTAGTCGTGGAGTTGATGGACAAATTAGAGTCCCACGAGTTATTGCAAACCTTGAACCAAATGATCGTGTTGGTTACATTGTTCCTGATGCTATTTCAGGAGACCAAAATGCTTTTGTTCGTCAAGTCAGAGAAGAGATAAGAACAGCTTTAGGTGGTGTTGATGAACTATCTATTTCAGCTGGTGTCACAGCAACTGAATACAAATCATTATTTGGACGAGTATCAGCCACATCAAAGAAAAAAGCAAATGCTATTTATACACACGGTTTATGCCGTTGTCTTGAATTAATTATTTATCAAGAGGAACAGTTATTTAAAAATACATTGGCTGCAGCTGCAAAATTTGAAAAGCCAATTCCTCCTTCTGAGAATGCACCACCAGAAGAGCTAGCAATGTATAACGAAGCTCTTGCTTCATTTGATGCAAGGATGAAAGAACTCATGATGGCTTGTGTTAAAGCACAAATGATTCCGCCAGGTGTTAAAGGTTTAATTCCTGATGGTGATATCACAATGCTTTGGCGTTGGTTAGGGCCTGTATATGAAGACTCAACTCAAGACATTTTAAATAACTCTATTGTTGTTAGAAACTTACAAGAGTTAGGAGTTGATAGCATAGAAGCACTGAAATATCTTTTCCCTTCAAAAACTGAAGAGGAAAGAGCGGAGATGCTTTCAGGCTTCCCGTTCAGGATGGTCAACGAATTACAGGGAGCTTATTCCCAGTTTTCTCGTTTAGTGGGGGGAATGATGCAGACTCCCCACCCTCAAGCTCCAGATTTACCCATGGCGGCAGATCCACGTTTGGACCTTACTCCCTATCTGTATCGAACCTTAGAAGCATTACAAAAGGAGATGAGCTATGCAGGACGCTACCGTCCAATCGATCCCACAGATGAGCCCCCAACAACCAGCGGTGGCTCCGAGCAATTACGTGGCGGCAGCACCGGCAGCACCGGCAGCTCCAACACAAGTAGCTCCGGCCCAAGTGGGAACGTACTACCCCCAGGCGGTTCCCCAGGCCGCACCTCAGGGACTTACCAGTTACCAGTCCGCCCCGTCAGCATTCGCCCCCCAATCCCAGGAATCGGCGGCAGCCCAGGGCAACCCATGGGAATCGGCCTTCAACAGGGTAGTCAATCTGTTGGGAAGTCCGGTGCAATCCCCATTCCAGGGTCAACCATCACCGACGACTCAATACAGTCCAGCCAATTACGGAGTACCGCAAGCCCAGGCATCGACCTCGGCACAATCGGCTCCGCAGACATGGCCAACAAACCAGACCTCTTACAACAACTCTTCCCCAACCTCCTCGATCAACTCATTGGGGGACGTGGCGGATCTGCTGCAGTGGAGTCCGGAAAGTCGGATGGTGGTGTCGAATTACGGAACAGAAGCTCCGGCAATTCTAAATCAGTACGCCCTAAACCTAGAAGGGATGCTCGATAGTGCTGTCTCTTGGGGTCAGCAAGCAACACAAACTCTTACTGGATATGCACACTTTGCTGTTCAAGAGCACCAAGAAAACTTGGCATATAACGAGATTTTAACGAATCCCGATGTGTTGTCTGATTACACCTTGAAGTATTTCGGTCCTGAAGGTCCATGCCCTGTGTATGAGACTGAAGCTGATCTTGAAACTCGTGGTTATCCCACTGCCCAGATACAACAACCTGGCATGAATGTTGCTGGTCTCCCTGCTCCACCAATGGCAGAAGCACCACAAGCTCCTCAAGATTTTTGGGGCAGCTTTAAGCAACAGATGGATGTAGATCCAAGTCAAGCATGGCGCATTATGAACCAAGCTGATCCTCGTGTTATGGCAAACAAACTGTTTGTTATGGAGTGATCCCATGATGAAGCTTGCAGGTAGATATGCAAAAGACCTTTTGGAGAGTCCTGGAGCTTTGATGGCAACCGGTGGCCTTGGTGCTGCCGGTTTGGCTACTTTAGGTAACATGTCTTCAGGTGAATCTAATTATGAATCACCTGGACGAATGGGTTTAGAAGCTTTAGGGGCAGGTGCCCTTGGTGCGTTGGCATCTCGTCGGCTACCTCAACTTGCTAAATACTATTCACCCGTTGCAACTAAAGAGCGTCTTAAAAAAACAGGCCAAGAGATGGCAAATGCACGTGTAATTCAAACACCGAAAGATGTAGAAGATTATGCACGTATTGCTGCTATGTCTGCAAAAGCAGCTCCTTATGTTGGTGCTACTTATGGTGCTGGTTTAATGCTAGGCGCAGGCGGCTTAGGAGGTATAGGAGGCGGCGGTATTGCCAACATTGGTAATATGGCGGGTCTTCCGATTGATCCCGAAATGCCAGGTTCATCTAACACGATGAATTCTCGTCTTAATATGCAAGGTTATGCATAAAGCAGTCTAATAAATTACAGACTGCTAAAATTTTCTTTAGATAGGGCAATAGACTGCCCGAATCTTTCACCCGATTAATTACTTTTTCCAAATATCTGGAGGATAGAAGCAAGTGTTTCTTGATAATGATTTTCCTAAGATTTTAGGCGCGGAACTTTACCGTCCGCATCCCGCCTATGTCTGTGAAATGGCTGTTGAGCCTGTCGTCGTACATGACTTCACCTCACAACCCGGCCAAACAGTACAGCTTGATCGCTATAAGTTCTGGGGAACTCCTGGTACTAAAGATAGCCGTGAGCGTATTTCAGATCAGACTATTGGCACAGCTAATAGCCGTAACATCACTAAGGAAAAAGTCCTTGTGGTGCTTAAGGAATACACCGGTCCTGCGGACCCAGGTGATCCTACGCAGCCTTCTACTTTTAAGATTGCGCGTGAAACCCTTATTACTGCTCAGCGTTTGCTGCTTGATACAGGCAACCTGAACATGTTCCACCAGTCAATCGGTAGCTTGACGCTGCTTGATGACTATCGTCGTTGGCGTGACCGCGTCTTCATTGACGAACTTGCAAAAGCAGAAGCTAATGGTGCTGCCTCTACAACACAGGGTGGTTACTACTTTGCAGGTGGTAAGCAAAAAGACGCAACTGGCCGTGTTTCTTACACAGCTGCTGAATATGCTGACCAAGGACAACAGTTCTCTGTTCGCACTGACCTGTTAGAAACCGTTAAGGATTTACGTAAGCGCAACGTACCTACGTTTACCGATGGTCTGTATCGCTGTATTTGCGATCCTACCTTCATGCTTCACTTACGTCGTGACCCCGACTTCCGTGAGATTGCACGTTACGCAGGTAATCCTGGACAAGGCATGTACATGGCTAACCCCATGATGCCTAACAACTCCAGTTTCTACATGGGACCACAGGCCGGACAAGGTTATTTCCTTGCAGGCGAACCTGTAATGCCTACTGGTGTTCAATTTGAAGGTGTTAAATTCTTCGAGTCAACCAACTTCCCCAATAAGAACGTAACTGCTTCTTTCGATGCAGGTGCTACCTATGCTTCTAAAGAAGTAGCACAAGGTTTCTTCTTCGGTCCTCAGTCCGTTGGTGTTGGTATTGGCGGTCCTAACGCTCAAGTTCTCATTAACAACAATGATGACTTCAGTCGTTTCATCATCCTGATTTGGCAACTGTATGCTGGTTTTGAAATCTTGAACAAAGATTTCATCACAAATGCTTTCAGCTTCGTCCAAGACGACGGCTCTGTCTGATAAAAATAAAACTCAACATTATTTTGGAGTGATAAATGTCTTATTTGTCTGCTAAGAAGATCTACCCAGGTAACTTCAACGAACCTCTTAATGGTTGGTACAAGAATATTGATACCAACGATAGTGGCTCTAACGATGCTTCCAACGGTGGACCTACCTCAGTTCTTGCTAACCCCGGTTGGCAGTTCTATCAGTTACGTGGTTATGTGCCCGTAACAGCAACAGGCTACACGTCAACAGCTAGTGTCATTATTCCTTCACCTTATAGGAATGATGATACCCGTACTGACATCACAGGAATGGTAGTTTCAGCTGATACTACCCGTCCTTCATATGTTTACCGCACAAACATTTCCGTAGCCAAAGGCTGGGGAGATGGTCGTGTTGCAGAAAGCGGCCTGGTAACCTCAGGTGCTACGCAAGTTATTGCATTCGGCCCTGCAGGCCCTGTCAGCACCTCTGGTGTTGTCGAAGGTGCCAATCTTACTGCCGCCTCTAATAACATTGCTGCAGGCTCTGCTGGCTATGGTTCCAATCCTTTCCAAAACATCACAGGTATTTTGGCTAAGGAATGGCTGTATGAAGAGCTAACTACTGATACTACTTTTGATGTTTATTCAAAAGCAACTACTAATGCAACAGCATTAAACGGTGGTTTTGCTTTACATGCAGATGACGTAGCAGCTAAACGTACGGGTTACATCCTTGTTGAAGTTTGTTACATTCGCCCTGATGTGGCAGTAGCTTACTCCGATATGGAGCAGTATCTCCCTAATCGCATCGTTAGCTGATAATTAATGTAAGATAGGACCAGAGATTCAATCTGGTCCTTATGCTTTATCAGCACGTAAAAACAGGAGCGCGAGTTAAAGTTGTTAGTGAGTGGGATGATGGCGAATGGTTCATGATCGAAGATCAGGACGGTCGCGTATTTACTGCTTACAAAACAGAAGTTGTTCCAGACGAAAAAGCAACCAAAAAGGTTCAAACGCTTCAAGTCAAGGATGCAGCTTCCAAAGAAGAAATTCGTAAGTTCCCTCCCGAAACACGTTTAAACATTAATGCAGCAACCGCTCAAATGATTGCTGATCACATTAAAGGGATTGGTTTAAAGACTGCACGAGAAATTAAAGATCTACAGCTTTCTTTATCGGGTGAACGATTTCACAGTCTGGAACAATTAAAACAAATTAAACGTGTTGATTGGGAGTCTGTTTTTGCAGCTGACTTAATTAGAGTCTAATAAAAGCCCTTCGGGGCTTTTTTTATTAATGCAGATTATAATAACAAAATACGACGGCATACAGTGCAACTATCTGATTTTAATAAAAGTCGTGTTCGATATCATTTGGGATACTATGTTGTTAGTGTTCCAGCGGGTGACTATGCACGCTTGGAAGAGTCTTTAAACTCTGTTCCTGATGCAGTCTTTCATGACAAAATTATTCTTCAGATTGGTCGTTGTGAAGCAGCTGAGAAAAAAACACAGCTAGCGTCATTTGAAGATAAATTCCAAGTTCCTAGTACACGAGTTGAAGGAATCATTGGTGATGTTGATCGAACAATTCGTTCTAGTAGTATTAAAGAAGCTTTAAAGCTTTGGGACGAAGTGTATATGTACGAGACAAATCGTCTCGCACAGATTCTTTACGTTCCTAACTACAAGGATCCCATGCAAGCTCGCTATCGCTATGAGCGATCAGGAGCTGAATTTATCCAAGCACTTCCAGGACCAGCTGATACAGCAATCGGTGCCAACCTTTATCTACACACGACAACGAGATAATTATGAACCCCTTTGAACAACTCTTAAAATTCGGACAACAGGCACCTAAGAGTGCTCTTATTGATACTGTAGCTAATCCTGAAAGTTACCGTACAGTTTCAAGAGGTATTCAAGAGGTCTTGCAAAGAAATATGCCATCAAGTTATAGCGGTTTAGGTATTCAAAATGCACCAACAAACTTAATTGGTGAAGTTAATGATATTGCAAACATGCCTTCAGGACGAGCAAAGGAAGCAGCCCGTAATTCGTTGCAAAGAAAATTTCAGATGGCTTCACAATTAGAAAATTCAACATCTTTAAGAGGAGCTGGACAAGCAGGCAGTGGAGCGTTAAGAGCCCCCAACCTACCTGGAAATCCTAGACAATATGATTTTTTAAACCCTAGAGGGATACGTGCTCCTAGTGGTCCATATACTCCTAATTTGAATACAACATTTCAAGGCCCTGGGTTACCTCCTTCAAAATTAACTAAACCACCTGTTATTCCTACAGGAGGACGCCCTGTTCCCTTTGTTACGCCTACAGGAGGAAGTAATCCGATCGTAGGGTCTATCCCCAGAGGTGGGACTAGACTTCAAACAATGAGTAAACCATTAAATAGAAATATAATTCAGCAAGCAAGCCAATACATGCCTAAAAGTTTGCCAGGGTATTTACGCCCAATAGGTAGGGGTTTTCAAGTACTTGAAGGAGCAAGTCTTGTAAATAATTTAAGTAAAGGAAACTACGGAAATGCCTTATTAGACGGAGTCCTTATGGCTCCAGGTAGAGTTTTAAAAGCAGCTAAAGGTTTAGTCCCAGCAGGAGCAACTGGTGTTATGGGCACTACAGCATTAGGTTTAGCCGCACTTGAATTAGGAGCACCTACTTCAGTAGCAGATGGAACTATGGATTCCCCTGAGGCAAAACAACGTGAAGAAGCAACTAGATTATATGAATACAATAAATCTCAAGGTGCTGATTTTGATATAAACGCAATTAAAGCAATTCCTTCTGGTCCTTATAATCCACTTCCAAATCCAAACCGTAATTTACCTCCTTCTCCTGAACAAGTAATAGAACAAACTCCTGTAGAAAAACAACTTACTCAATATGAGCAAGGTCGTCGTGCTGCTACAACACAAGCAGAAATGAACTATGTACGTGATCAAGGACTAGCTATTCATAAAGCACACAACCCTCAGCTATACAGCAGCTTCCGAACGCCTATGGCATCAGATCGTACTTTTAATCCTTTGATGGCTAATACGTTTCCTGATATGTATCCACAAAGCCGTGAAGCTTTCATCAAAGAAGGTGGAGTACAAATGCCACAATCAATGAATAACATTGATGCTCGTACTGAAATCATTCAAGGTAATAGAGTAGAAGGTGAGCAAAGAGCTGAAAGATTAACTGAAGGATATAAAGCGCAAGAATTTATGCAACGTTTCTTAAAAATGAAAGGAGAAGAAGAGAAAAAATGAGTAATACAGTAAGTCAACGATTAGGGTTTACACCAGCACAACGAGCTGCTTATTTAAATACTATTGCAGGAGAAGCTTTCCTTGGGGGAAGAGGTGGTGACATTGCAGGTGTTGCATCTAACTTAATTGCTCGTCAATTGTCCCCATCATATTCAAACAATATGATGAAGGTTGTTTCTGCCCCTGGTCAATACGAAGCTAATTTTAAATATACACCTGAACAATTAGCACAAGAAAATTTACGTGGCTTATCAAATAGAGACTATGACAGATTAGTTTCCATTGCAGAAAATCCAAACTTAGTAGGAGGAGCTTTTCAAAAAACAGGAGGAGCAACCTCGTTTAGAGGACAGTCTCTTTTAAAGAATAAACGGCCAGAAGACATTATGTTTGAAGACAGGGGAAATTTTTATTTTGATCCTGTTTCACAAGAAGTCCAATCTAAAGGTATTTCTTTATTAGGAGGTGACCCAAATGCTATTGCTACTTATCAAGCAGGTATTCAAGATCCTAATTTTGAAATTAATAATTATTACACAGTAAAAGAACCACCTAAAAAAGAACCTAAAAAGAAAACAGATCCATTTGAACAACTGTTACTAGGGCCCTTGTTTCGAGGTCTTGATACTAATCCTGCTGCTACTGCTAGTCCTTTCCAAGGCATGCTTAAAAAACTTACGGAAGAACAGAAAAAACTTACGGAAGAAGATGCATCAAAATTAATTCAAAGCTATCAACAAGGTTATGGTAGATTTTATTAATAGTAGGATAAAATAGATAGATAAGATTACAAAGTAAATGACAGCTACCAATACAAATAAGCAACCTGTCTTTGTTGATCGTCCTTTACTATCCCGGACACGACTGACCAATCAAGTTGTTGGAAATAATACTGACCTTAATGTACAAGGCGGACAAAGCCCTGGTTTGTTAGTTGATATGGATGCCACCTTAAGTTCAGACAACAACAGTGGTGGTGTTGTTGATTCAATTACTATTCTTCGTGATGATACGTCTGATGCTGTGCATGCAGACTACACAATTAATGCAGATACTTCCGGTACTTTTATTGGTGTCAAAAAAGGTCAAGTAATTTATGTTGAATCAAATAGTGTTTTAACAACACCGTCTGAAAGCGGACAAGGTTATTACACGTACACAGGTACAACAGAATTAAATGTTGTTAATACAGCAATTCATTTTTCTGGTGTATCTAGTCCGACAGCTTCTGGGTTTACATTTAATTCGTTAAGTGCAACAACTCTTCCTGCAGTTACTTTTGTTGTATACCACACACGTGGTACAACAGTCCCAATTCCTGGCGACGGTGATTATATTCCTGTCTTTAGCAAAACAGTTCCAACTAATTCAGGTTTTGTTGATTGCTCAGATGTAATGCCTGAGTTGGCAACACCTGTTCCACAACAAGGGAACACAACAGGTCTTGGTCCAAAAACACCATTGAAGAATCGTGGTATTTATTTACAACGTGGTGATCGTTTATATGTGGGAGTTTTACAACGAGGTGTATACAATACAGCTTCAGGATATATTCCAGGTGCTCACATCGTCGCGCAAGGTGGCTTCTATTAAGTAATGAAAAAAAAGAAGAATAACTCCTTTGGGGCAGGCACTTCTTTTGGTAAATTTAAAGGCTCTGTTTTTAATGGAAGTACACCTAAGGTAGAGACATATAAAGTACAACCAATAGAAGGAGCTTTTGGTGGATCAATACCAAACTCTTTATATACAGTGGACCGAGAATCTACATGGTCTCGCTGGAGAAGAGGCTATGAATTAGGTGCGGCAAACCTAACTAATACCGCTTATGAATATCCATTTGAATATATTATTCCTACAACTACAGGTGCTGTTGATCAGATAGGAGCAAGAGAACCTTTAATGTCAGGAGTGTTTAGAGGTTTTCCTACCAAGAATAAAGAACTAGGCATTCATTGGGCAGGTAAAATTGAGCCTGGNAATTTACGGTTTGATCGTTTAGAAGACAGTACAGGAACTTTGTTATCTATTTCAGGAGAAATAAATAAAAATAGGTTGTACTTAGGTGTTCCACAAGAGAATCAAAACTATTGGTACATACAATTAAGCGGTACGTTTAGTACCGTTAACCCTGTTCCACCACCTTTATTTGTAACTTTTTCTGATACAAATCAAACGCTTAAACCAATTGTTGGTGACATTATTGAAGACAAGATTTTAACTGTTTCAGGACAAGCTATTAATATTGATAGTAGAGATCCAACAACAAATCGTCGTTTTGGGTTTGTTCAAGCTGTACTGGTGGGCATTGACCAATACCAAGGCATTTTAAAATTAGAAAAATTAGGCTCTGTACAAGGAACAATTGATGGAATTTTAGCAACACCAGCAAGAAGACCTCCTCACTCAGGCAGATTCTTTCAGACAGGACCAAGATATTGTTGTTCTTGTCAAGATTTCACACGACGTGATTACGCTTACTTATCTAGTTTAGGCGTTAGAAGAAAACCTTTATTTCCAAGAGCTAACGTTGCCAGTATTAAACCAGGGCGAATAGAAGAAGTTTTTGAGCTGGGACAACTATCTAATGCAATGATGACAGAAGTTAATGACAAAGTAGTTAAAAACAGAACGTTAACAATTGTTGCACCTAGCGGATATCAACTAGCTGGTGTAGGTGCAAGTGGAATTGTAAAAGATGTGCGTGATCCGAAAACACTATATCGTGACTCCCCTGGGCAATACAATGATTTTGGTAAAATATATCGACGTGGTTTTGGTGACAACCCTTCACTTACACAAGTTGCAGAAGGTATGCCAAAGTATGGTGACTACAAACAAAGTGGTTTAGATATTACAGAAATATCTGATGATTGGACATATGTCTTAGATCAATATCGTTATTGCAAACATATTTATGCAATGAAATATATTGCTGGTGAATTTCCAATTGAACCTTCAGATTTTCCTATTGATGCAGGTTTAATGTCCGAATGGGAAAATATGTTAATTGATCAAACAATTTTAGAACAAACAAAATCATTATCAGAATTTGTTAACTACGGTGTTAGTCATATGGATATTCCTCCTTTTAATTGTCAGTCACCAACCATGATACCCATGCTACAAAAGCTTTTTAATTTTCCATCAGAGTTTATTGAGCTACAGCAGTTTATTATGCGCGATAAAAATGGCGTGGCATACATCCCAGCCTCTGGACAAAAACCAAATGCAGATGGTCAATCATAAGTAAATCTTAATAATATAGACTATTTATATCAAGTTTCTTATGAGTTTCTTGATCTAACGTTTTTTACTTGCTTACCAGTTCTTTGAATCGGTATAGTACACACACTGTCCCCGTCAGTTATGACTCTCCGTAATGTGCCTAGGGATCAAGCTATTTTAGATGAGTTCTTTTCTTTAAGATCAAAACCAGGGCTTGAAAAAGTAGCCTGGTTATTTGGAATGGTTGCTGTTTATGGAAAAACACCAGAAGAATTAAAAAGCTTTACTTGGAACGAAGACTTTACAATTAATCTTCAGTGTAAAAAAAGACCTGTTCGCCCCCTGCATCCTCAGTGGGTTTTCTTATTTCAATTAAAAGAAAAACAGCCCTTTAAAACAAAGAGCTGTTGGCAATCGTTAATAAAAGAATTAACACAAATACAAGATACTGGTCTTGTGTCCCCCTTAGACGATGTTCTGTTAGCTCATAAAGTCCGTAAGATTTATTACACTCCGTCTAGGCAGCATCGACTAAACGTTTCTCAAAAGAAAGAATCACGCCCTTTGTGCTTGGCATAACTGTTGCTTGCTTAGCCAAAAGTTTTTTAACTTTTGGAACATTCCAGCGGTAGTTATCTCTTGAGCGTGTTTCAGGAAAGGCTGCGTAATGCGTACCTAGTTTGCAGGTACCATCATCTCTCATTTGAAACAACTGTTGCCGATTAATACCAAGCTCTTCCAAGGCTTGCTTGACAGGAACCCAAGTTTTTTGTGGCATTGAAAAATAGGATCTACACAATCAAGTTAATCTATCAACACAAAACGTCAAGGTAATTTATTTTAATTTAAGGTGAGTGTTTTTTTGTTAAGGTTATTGGATTTAAAATAAGATAACGGCTAATAAAACATGTTCAGAACGGAGCACGAACCCCTCGCCCTCCTTGTTGAACTAACACCGCGACTAGCCAAAAAACGTTTTCGAGAAGAAATATATAAAGATTGGGAATATAAATGTGCTTATTGTGGAGAAGACGCCACTTCGTTAGATCACATTATTCCTAAGTATCGTTCAGGTTGTAGTAGCCGCCACAATTTAATTCCTGCGTGTACAAAATGTAACTCAGATAAGGCAAGCGAAAAAATGGAAACGTGGTTTGAAAAACAATCTTTTTTCTCAGTAGAAAAACTTGATTTAATTCTTTACTGGATGGAATCAAATACTTTAGAATTTATTGATACTTACATCAATAACGCAATTGCATAATGACGGATACTTATATTAGGTATGTGGATCGTGAGCCAATGCTACACGGCAGCTCTTTTACTTTAAATGATTCATTATACACAACGATACTAAATAATAATCATAAAAATGCAGGCTGGCAGAGATACGCAAGCCTTGCACAAGGACATGGAGAGTATTTAAGTGGTGTTTATAGTCTTATTAAGAGAAGTGAAGGAGGAGAAAAGGTACTCGAAGATTATTACAATAACGCTACACACTCTTGGAATCCAAATGGAAATAATTCAGGTAATACAAAATGGTACCTAATGCCTTTACTTGCTAAAGATTGGCATAATGGAGAAGGTTATTTTGCAAATGCGGATGCTATAGGGTTAGGAGCAGAAGGAACAGGTAAAGATAGAGGTCTTGCTACTTTTTCGATATTTACAGGTTTCGATGGTAAAGAACAAACCATAAGATTAAATAAAGATGGAGATGATTACGAAACTGATGTAGAAAGAGACAATCAAAAAAGACGATGGGGAGTTGATCATTGGGAAAATCATGGTAAAAAGGAAGCCAGGGCCTTACCAGGGAATAAGTTTTCAGTTAAAGATAACAAATTAATATACGACAAGACTACTGTTGGTGCGGGATTAAAAGATAATTACGATGCAATTGCAAAATCTTTTAATGAGACAGGAGGTGGAAATTATAAAGGCTTAATGGAAGGCGCTGGAAAAGCTGTCTGGGCTTCTTATGAAGAAGATTTTACCGGTGATGACAATAACGGTGATCATAGTATCTTTAGTGGATTTTATTTAGCTAATAAAGTACCTAAAAAAGCAGCAAGCGATTACGCGCAACCCCCAACGGGGATTTTTAAATCTGATTATTACGCAGGAACAGGAAGAGGAAAAGCAGCATTACAACGTTGGAAAGATGCTCAAAAAGGTGTACTTGGTTACTTACCAGATTTAGATGTTGTTGGTGGATATGGTGTTAAAAATACTGAAGAGAATATAAAACTTTTTCTTCACGGCACATATACAGACATTAAAAATCAGAATATTCCAGATAGAGACAATAGAGGAAATGCAGCCGAAGCAACTGCTTTAGCAGATGCATATGCTGAAAGTTATGATGCTTTATCGGATGCAGAAAAATCAATCTATCGTGATGATTTACTAGGACTTACAAAAGGAACGGTCAGTGGAGGTTTAACTGTTGGTTGGGATGATCTATTTCTTGTTGATGAAGAAGGAAATATTCAATATGAAACAGATGAGTTTGGTAATAATAAACCAATCCTCAATCCAAAAAGTATTAGTAGTTTAGAAGGAAGTGTATTTAATATTTTTGGTAAAAAAGATCTAGAAGAACAAGACAAGTTTCAAGCTATTGCATTAGATCTCTTAAAAACTTCTGTTGATGAATTAGAGCAACAAAGAAAAAGAGAACGTGAATTAGATATATATAGAGGGCTTCCAGGATTTGATGAAATTTATGGTGCAAACTCTAGTATTGCTAATTCACTTATAGGAGATAGCGGTATAGGCGGTTACTTGTCGATGGGTGGATATAACGTTGATCAAATGACGGAATCACTTGAAAACCAATTAAGTGGTGCCACAGGTATTTCTAATAACAGTAGTGTTTACAATTGGCAAAAATGGTTTGATGAAACTTTACTAGAACGTTACGAAACGCTAGAAGAAGTAACAGGTAAATTAAGTGCTGATATAGAAAATCTAGATCCTATTTTAGATACTGAAAAATGGAATACTTTTAAAGAAAAAATTGAATCTTTAGATCCAGAAACACAGCCAAAAAAATGGAATAAGTTATTAAAAAATAATAATTTAGCTACTGGATTAAGTCTTGAAAGAGCCTTAGAAATAAAAGATCCTGGCAACTGGAATAGTTTATTAGAAAAATATAATCTAGATCCAGGTTTAACAAAGGAAGCAACAATTGAATTGCTCTCTAATAGTGATGAGGAAATAAAACGTATCTATACAATTGAAGATGAATTTAGAAATGACTTTATTAAAGATTTTATAAAACCACGTTTTGATCAATCTAAATCTATGGATGAATTTATCTCATATTTAGATACTTTAGATGAAGATGAACAAAACGTTTTTCAAACAGAAGATGCAATGACAGCATTGAAAAATGTAGCAAGTGCTTATTCAGCAGCAAAACTGGATCAAATAAAAGCAATTGGTGATCGCAATTTTGATGCTGAATTTTATATGGATCCAACAACAGCTATTGATTCTGAATATGAAGGCCCTAAAGATGCCGCTTATAGAGAACAAAAAGAAACATTAAGTGCAGAATATGAGCTAGCCCTTGCAAATCCAAATAGTATTATTAAAGGTACTGAAAGCGAGGCTTACCCAGAAGGACTTAGTTGGGCACAATATGCGTATAGATATGGAGTTGATTTAAATAATAAAGAACAGTTTGCTCGTTTACATTATGATGCTATTGGCTCAGGTAGAGCTTACGATCCAGCAAAAGATGTTACTAGTTATGCTGATATTCAAGGATACATTGTAAATACAGTTATACCTAAAGTAAGTGAAGCAAAACTAGAAACAGGTGTTTTTTCAGACTTTACAACACCAGAAGCTTTTGCTGATGAATTATTAAAAGGAATTGATCCAACTGAAAACAATCCTGAATGGAAAGAAATTTTAGAACAATTTGGATTAGATGCAGCTGCTTCCTTGGATGAATTAAAAGATTACATTATTGATATAACTAGAACAGGAGCAGCAAAAGAAATACGTGAATCAATTAAGTATTTAAATGAAAAAAAATTAAAACCAACACAAGACCGTTTAGGTGTAAGTTACATCTCAAGAGATGAAGATCAAAAAGACATTGACCCAGAAGACCAAAGTTCTTTATTTACTTTGTTTGCTAATTCTGGTTACGGAGGAACAGAAGATGAATTTTTTACAGACTTTATGCCTGATGCAGATAGAGGAGATCTTGACTTAATAGAAAAAGGTTTAAGTAATGATTTTGAACTATCAACAATAGGTAATGATCCTTTTGAAGCTCTTGCGTCTATAGGAAGCATGTTTGGAGAACAAGAAGACGTTTTTAATACTAATGCTGATGAAGATACAGACCAAGAAGATAGTTCTGATTACTTTAATCTTTTTCCAGAAGAACAGCAGGATTATTATAGCAATGCTGGTAACGATTATATTAGTGAATATACTGCATTCTTTAAATAACAATGACAGCAAAACATAAAAAAGCAGCTACAGCTGCTAAGTTAAACAAAGACAAGATGGCCTGTAATAAACCGAAGAAAACACCTACTCATAAAACTAAATCTCACGTTGTAAAAGCTTGCGAAAAAGGGAAAGAAAAGATAGTTCGTTTTGGTCAGCAGGGTGTGAAAGGGGCTGGCAAAAATCCGAAGACAGCCAAAGAGAAAGCACGTAGGAAGTCATATTACGCTAGACATGATGCTCAGGATAGCAAACCTGATAAAATGAGTGCAAGGTACTGGAGCCACAAAGTCAAATGGTAAATAATATAGCAAGAAAAATATTAGGAACTAACCTAGCAAAGTACGTGCCAGAACAACCAAACCAATTAGTTGCTTTTACTCCTGAGGTGCAAAATATAGCTGGTAGATATGCGCCAATCTTCAATGATATAAGCAAGAGTACTAAAAGTAGAACAGAAGCGAAGCGTGTGTTAAATAATTTATATGCTCAAATGCCTGATGAGATTAATAGAACAGCTTTGTTAATGCAAACGTAATGATAATCCAAGCAGAATTTAATACAAAAAGTTTACGCATTCTTTATGATGCTACTTGTGATGCAATAGAGTATTGGCCTGGATCGCCAGCAAGACCAGCAGAACAACAAGTTGAGTATCATCAAATGAAAACCTTTTTATTTAGTATGCTTTGTGAATCTTCCCTTGAACCTGAATAAAGTGATACTATTGGTGAAGTAAATAATTAAAAATGGCAATTAAAAAAGGTGGCGGCTATGTTGTTGCTAGCCCTAAAAAAACACGACAAGGACAAGGCAAACACTCTAAAATTAATCACGGAAGAAAACAGTCCCGTGGACAAGGAAAATAATATATAGTATAGAGATATGAGGACTTTTAATGTATCGCTATCAGAATGCAATCTTTATTATTCAAACCTTTGAAGGTTTTAATGAAAAAGCTTATCCTGATTTAGAAACAGGAAAAGATCCTTATACCCTGGGCTACGGCACACAATTTTATCCTGATGGCTTACAGGTCAAACAAGGACATTGTTGTACAAAAGAAAAAGCAATGGAGTATTTATTACATGAAATTAATGTAATTGCTATTGAACTTGACAAATTAAATTTAGGTCTTATAGGACACATGAAAGAAAGTTTGATTTCTTTNATTCATTCCATTGGCTGGAATTCCTTTCTGTACAGTTCTATTATCGATCATTGCGAAAACGAAGATTANGCACAAGCAGCACAAGAATTTGGTAAATGGATTTTTAATGGAGAGAATGAAGTCATAGGCGGGCTACTAGACAGAAGAAGACAAGAAGCTGATTTATTTTTAAACCATCAACTCTCTACAGGAGAAATTTTATTAAAAGCATTTAGAGACTACACTGCTTCAGCGACAGAAGTAGAGGCCATTAGACAGCTGGAGTTAAAAATAAACCCTTATGTTTTGTCTGAGTTTGCTAATAAATTTAATGTGTCACATCAAAAAGAATTTGATTTAACAGAAGAGGATTTACGTACCATTTTTGAATTCCAAAAATAACTGTATACACTAGAATAAGTAAAGCAAAGACTAAAAGCATGGGTGAAACTACAGCTGATACTGACTTTGAATTGCCATTGCATTTGCAACTTGCTATGCGTAAAGCAGAGCTTGAAGCCAAAGAATTGACATGGGATCAAATGTATGTGGCTTTATTAAATCTGTATCACCAACGTCTTTTGGAAATACAAGCAATTAAGGATTTAATGCAAGCGGAAAATATTCAATTGGAATTTGATATTCCTAGTGAAATTGAGCTAGCTCAGTTAGCAATGACGTTAATGGCTAGCCAAGATGACGATGACGAAGATGAAATGATGCCTTTCTTTGGTTAAAAAACTTTACCAAACACCAGGGATAAGTTGTCCAGTCATTGCATAAGCTCCAAGAGCAGCAATAATACCTAACATAGCCAAACGACCATTTAGTTTTTCAGCTTTTTCATTATGAGGGGTGATGTCTTCCATGATCTCCATGATGGGTTCTTTTGCAAAAACGTTTTGTTGTCCGTGTTCGTTTGTTGTTACTGTCATTTTATTTTGCTGCGCGACGTTCTTTGCGACGGTCAATAGTACGATCAGCTTGACGGCCTAATTTACGTGCTGCTTTAGCTGTATCTTTATCACCAGCTTTCCGTGCCATTTTAGCAGTAGATTTTGCATCTTTAGAAACAGATTTCATTCCACCTGCGCCCGAACTATGTTCACGAACAAATTTATTACGATCTTTACTTGACATGTTTGACAACATGTTAATAGTTTTTTTGTCGTATTTAGGATCAGAACCAGCAGAAGTTCCCGGCATTGTTTTAAAGTAACTAATAAATATTATAGATTAATCAAACGTACTAAGTACCATTGAGCTTTTTTTAATGACTCAATACCCCCTTTATGTTGTTCTCGCCAAACATATTTTGCTACGTTACCTTTTAAGTACCCTCTATATTCTTCTGACGTTAATTGCGCTTCAATGGCTTCAATGCATTCAA